CGTTTGGATTCCTCAGAATTTTTTCCTACAGCCTTGACATTGTCTTCATAGGCTTTTCGTGCTTTTTCAAGTTCCTGCAAAAGCTTCTCAGTGGTTTGACTATTTTTTTCTAAGTTGTCTTTTGATTTAAGTAGAGAGTCTGCATATAGCCCCACCTTTTGCTTTTGCAGGTCCATTTGTTTAGCCAGATTTTCCGCTTTAATTTTGAGACCCTCGGTATTTCCTTCAAAGTCCTTAAGCCGAGCTCCAGCCGCTTGAAATTCAGTTTGGAGGACTTGCATTTGCCTATTAATTGTACTGACTTGCTGTTGGAATCCTTGGCTTTCCATCGCAATGCGTACAACTAAGTCTAAAGACTCATCGCTCATTTACCAACCCCCTCCCCTAGAAGATTACATCCTCAATGTATTGCTTCTCCGTTGTTGTGTCCCTGTTGCTTTCGCCATATAGCTTGATATGCTGATCAAGTAAAGCGCATAGCTTTCGGAGTGTGCTTTCCCAAAATACTTCTTCTGTCATCTTTAGTAATTTTGTTCCACAATAATATAGCCAATCCCAATCAAGATATTGTTCATGGGATTGGCTATCTAGTTTTTTCCATCACCTTGTGGCATTGTGTCAAGGGTACAATCCATAATTTCACTAATAAAGTCCATATCAAAGGGTATCATTTCATTAACTTCTGCTAATGTAAGGTTTTCGTCCTCCCACTTTAGCCCAGCATATACGATTTTACCAATGCAACTAAATGGCTTTTCTTTAGCCTGTGAAAGTATTTCTAAAGAGTTTCCAAATTCTTCTTCGAGAACAAGAAGTGCAGCATTGTTGAATTTGAAATGTCTTTCCTTGCCATCTTCAAATGCCAAGGTTATAACTGGTGTCTTTTTAACGTTAATTTTTCTTTTTTTCATAACATTTTAAGCCTCCTATTTTATATTCATATTGAAAAGAGCGGCAACGCCGCCCTTTTTAAGCTGCTGGGTTTTCGTACACCTTTGTAAACCAGTTGTTGCCTATTGTGGCTGTATAGTTTACAGCATCTTCATCCGCAATCGCTCGCCATGCTTTATCAAAATTTCTTGCTACAAAAGTTCCACGGATTTTATCGCTTGCTATCTTCGGCTTTCCTTCTTCCGTATGGTTTTCATCTGTAGGTATCTCAAAAGTTCCTTTATATAGCCATACGAATCGCTTCTTCTTATTTTTTTTCTGTGAGACAAACCCAATAGCAACCTCTGGTGCTTGATCAGTAGACTTGCTTATCATTACGCCATTCACCATTGTATGTCCAAGTAGCTCGCATAAAATATCCAATGGTATTTCTGATATTTCAAGTTCCACATCAACCGTTTCAAGGTTGCTTGCTTTTGCATAAACTCTATTATCAGCCCATTGAACCTCTGAATTAACCTTGGGAGTTATTTTAGCGTTAATTGCCCCCGCTATTAGTTTTGGAGTGGCATAAGTTGCGGCACTTGTAGTATCCGCAGACATTTTTGCATAATGCAAATATTCTAATCCTGTCAATTCACATTCACCTCTTTATTGTATAAATAATAAAAGCGCATTCCTTTATGGAATACACCTGTATCCTGTTCATATAGATCAGCGGCAGTAGTCCTCCTAAAGCCTGCATTTTTCATTAGCTCATTCACTAGACCAACAATTTCTGTATAATCTGTTTTGCTCCATACATCAACTTGAATATAAAAAGATGTAGCAATTTCTATATTATCTGCGTAAAGTTCCCCTTTTTCTGAATAACAGAAAAAGGTAATGTATGGATACTTTTTATCTGGGGAATCTTGAAAATAGATTTTTTTACCGCCCAAAAGATTATGTAATGTGCCATCATCTAACGCTTGTTTGACTCTAGCATTAATTCTCATGGTTCAGCCCTTTCATTACTGTCTCCTTAATTATCGCCTTTACTGTGTCTTTATTTTCCTCAAAAGCAGGTTGCATAAAAGGTCTTGCCTGCATTTTGGAAGTACCCCACTCAAGAAACTTACCATAGAAGAAGTGGGAATTATCTGCCTTTGTAATTCCCACTTCAATGCATTTTGTGCCGTTTTTTGTTTTTATTTTGCTTATTTCAATATTGTCGGCAAGATGTTCTTTTTCCAACTCGCTTCTTGGGGCTTTTTCAGAAGCACTTTGTTGAACAATTTCAGCGGCTTTTGTTAGAGCCAAATTTTCTACTTTAGCCAATTGAGACCCCATATTGTTTACCCTTTTTAGTAAGCCATCGAAGCCTTGAAGGTTTATCTCAGCACTCATCCTGTCACCTCCATAGCTGTAATCACCAACTCCCTATGCTTTTCATTGGGATCATTGATATCTATGATATCAAATGTCCGTCCATTATACTGGATTTTATCTCCTTTCACGATGCTTTTTCTATAGCGGATTGTAAAGAGTGCTTTCTCGGTACTTATATTGACTGATGACCAAACTGTCATTACCGCTTCTTGACTTTCTAAAGGAAATCCATTTTCAGAGGTTTCTGTAGGATATTTTTTGTGTAAAATTGAAATTCTTTTATTCAACTCTCCTGGATTCATCCCATCATCTCCTTATTCGGCAGGAGCATAATACTTGAGTTTAAGAAGCATTGATTCAAATATTGTTTTTTTCTTTTCAACCTTGCCAATGGGTTCTCTGTTCTCATACGCATTAACGACTAGCATTTTTACTGCAAGACCATAAGTATTGTACAGCGGATGATTTTTGGTCATCACATAATCAAGGGAATCATTAATATATTCTTCGGCAGCTAGTATTAACTCTTGTATTTCTTCGTCTTGTTCAGAGTCTTCTATTCTTAAAAAACTTTTAACTTTGTTTAGATCGACAATCTTTGTCCCCTCCTATTCGGTTGGTTTCGGAATTAAAATTTGATAGCAAGCCCGTGTATCTGCTGGAGTCAAGTCGAACCTCTCTATAACTTTCGCCAACGTTTGATTGGTGGTGAATCCGGCTTCTTTTGATATCCCAATTTCATATTTTTTTCTATCAAAAAATTTGACTAGTGCATATAAGTTCACAACATAAATAGGCATATATTCAGTGGCTTCAATTGTTGTATTTGGTATTTCTTCATTGTCAAAGTATATGACGGGTTTACCCTTGAATACTTCCACGCTTTTGTCTACTAACTCAGTCAATAAAGGTCTGCCGTTTTTATCCTCTAAACCATCAAGCCAACTATAACCCGTCTGATTAGTTATAATGATTAATTGACTTTTTAATGCAGGTGGGATTTTTTCATTGATAACTTTTATGATGTCCTTATGACTTGTACCAGTGATCATTTGATTTTTTGCTTCAGCTTGTCCTTTGACGATTAGCATTATTTCTGCATTTTCTGTATTTACAGCATCTTCGGATAGTGCCGGCTCTACTAGGGCTTTGAGTACATCAACGCCAGCATCTTCAATCAGGCTGTTTTCTATGGGGATTATTTTTCCATAATCCTCCACAGCGTAGTCAATCGGTTCGGTGGTTATCATGTCTTGTAGCAAAGCTTTATCCCTTTGCAGTTTTGCCAGTTTTTTTGTAGTTGTCCCTTTTGACATAGGCATTTTGCCGCTGATAGTTTTCACCGGAATAACATGGCAATATGTTTTTAGGGATGGATACCCTTTCCTCAATATTTGGATATCATCGTAGAAGGTACTCGGAAGAAGAGCATTCCCATTTTCAATGTTTAAACTGGTTCTTTCTTCCTCGCTCAACTCTGCCTTTCCCAGATAGCGCATAATTGCACGGCATTCAATTTCCTGCTGTGTTTTTTTATCTCTTTTTTCAGGAATATGAAAAGGTGTCATATAATCTCTTGTTTCAGGGTCTTTATCAAGTTCCTTGGCAATATCTAACTTATCCTTCAAGCTTCTGATTTCATCTCGTGCCTTCTTCGCTCCCTCAATATTGTTCTGTTCCAAAAAACTTCTAGCTTCATTTTCCTTTTTTTCAATTTGAGTCAATATCTCTCTAATTTGTTTCTTCATGTTTTACCTCCGAAATTAAATTTTGCAATAAAAAAAGACTATTTTTTAATAGTCCAGTGAATCCTTTATCACGTCTCTTTTTATGGCATCAAGTTCTTTAAGCATTTCACTCTTTTCAGTTTCCTTAAGAGTGTTTAGACTGCGGCAGTTAATTTGACTGCTTGGATATGCGGCAAATGGAGTCGGGCTTATCTCATATAGCTTGACTTTCAGTAAAGTCCGCTTGTATATTTCTACTCCCTCCATTTCGGTTTTTGACCACTTGTCGGTTACTTGCCCAAAGCCAAAGGATACACCATCAATGTCACCTCTTTTCACACCCTCGTAGATATAGTTGCCCCATTCACTGTTAGGCAGCTCCAAATCAAATTTAAGTCCTATAGAGTCACTTTCAAGCACAAGCGTTCCTGTTCGTGTGTTGCCAATGACAATACTGGTCATATGATCATACAGCCCCTTTTGCTCATCCATCTTCAATGTCTCGTCAAATGCTCCTGATGCGACTTCTTCGACAAATTGGTCGCCCCAATAATCCCTCATTACATGTGACAGCTCATTGTATTTCACCACATATCCGGAGATCATCTTGACTTCTTTTCCGTCTTTTTGAATGGTTCTTACCTCTAGCGGCTTATGGTTACATCTTTTTTCCTTCTCATCCTGTATCTGAGGCATCCTTCTTCCCTCCCTTCTCATTTTTATAGTAAGCTCCAATATCTTTGACAAACTGCATATTGCCATTGCATATAAGGCTTTCGCCTTCGGCTGTTGTTGGAAGGTTCTCCATCCTTCGGGCTTCATTGATTTTCAAAAACCCTGACTGGATGCCTATGCGATATGCTTCATACCTTGTTTTGATATCTACCCTTAACAAGGCATCCACATTGAACCTTATTTCATATCCTTCCAATAGTTCTCTCTTTAACAGCAATTTGTGGTTAAGCTCCTGCTCATACGCTGTCAATATTGCTAATAATGTATCCGCATAAAATGCCTTTTGCTGTTGCTCGTGGTTATGGTTCGTGGCTCTTTCAAGGTCGTTAAGCTGATGCATTTTGACACCAAAGGCGGCCGCTATTTGTGTAACCGTGAGCTTGCTAACTTCTAAAAACTGGCTGTCTGCCATGCTGTTGTTGAACTTTTCATACTTGAATTCGAGGGGGATAGGGATGAGCTGTCCAGCGTTCTTTATGCCTTGAGCCATCTCTTGAATTTTATTTTTTACATTGTTTTTCGCTCTTTCGTTAAGGTCTCCTGTGTAATATAGTATCCCTGCCCCCTGCAATCCACTTTTCCAGTAGTTGTTGATGTAATTCTGACCATATTGAGCATTTTCAACCTGTGTTTTGAGATACTCCGGCATTGATAACCCTGTTATGCCGTTAGTTGTAACTCCTGATATGAAATGTAGCACTTCTTCATGGTGCATCCGGTATTCTTTTCCGGCCTTCTTATAGATATACCATACATCATTCGGTGTTCCAAACAGCCCAGCATTGTCTACCCATACCTCAATATCATCATAGTTTAAAGGCCATAATGCACTGACTTTTCCCTTATTTGTGGTCTCAATATATACAACGGCATTCCCTTTGTCATTTCGTTGATATTCAACATACTTCCAAAACGAAGCCGCTGTCATGAGTGGATTCGGCCGAGTCTTTAGTAGATGATATAACGGATGCTCTGGAGCTTTTTCTGTACTTCCGTCAATGCTTTTATACAATTTCAAGGGTAGCTTTGATATTGTTTCGCCGAGTATTTTGATACATGTAAAGTAGGTTATTTCTTTGAGTTTATTTGCAGTGATGCCACTGGTTTCTATGCCGAACAGTTCCAAAATTTGCTTATCTGTAAGGGACAGGCTTCGGCGATTCCACCAGTTTCTTGCATTATTTAATAGACCAATATTATTCACCTCCCTCGCTTAAAATTGTCATAGAAGTCGTCTATATCCTGCTCTGTTATTGGCTTTTGAGATTTATCATGCCAGTAGTCCATTGCTAGTTTGTGAGCATTTATGGTTGCTGCTACTGGGTCAATTCGTTTAAAGCGGCTTATTTTACTTATTTTAATTTCACCAAAGCTATTTGTATCTACCTCACAATTGCTAAGTGCCCATGTAAAAAGCTTATTTGAATCACGAGTTATCTGTTGGACTTTCATCAAGTCCCTAAAGTTTGTTGTTGGTTCATCCAGTTTTCTACAGCTCTGCGCTATTTCGATACAATCATAACCACGAGATTCCATTTCTCCGATGAACATATTAGCATTATGGGCATCGTACGCAATGGCTTTTACATTCAGATCATATTTGACTTTTATGTCTTCGATATAATTAACCACTGCCCAGTAATCAACGATTAACCCTGCATTCGCTTCTGTGGCCGTCAGCCATCCTTGCTTAATCCAATCATCATAAGTGCATTTATCCGTCTTTTCGTGGTTAGCGACACGCTGGGCAGGAATAAAACTATGCGTAAATACAGCATATTTCCTGATATTGTCCATTGTGTCTTCAAAAGGAAATTCAAAAGCCACACTGGTTAAATCTCCAGTCTTTGATAAATCAATCCCTATATAACAATCCATACCTCTGAATATCTCCAAACTTTCATAAGTAGGACAGTCGTTCCACTTCTCAATATCGTCAATGTAGGCTTTCTCGCCAGCGTTAATCCATCTATTGCAGTTTTTTGTCTCAAAATTTCTGCGTTTTCGGACATCCTCGCTGTTAAAGGCTTTTAGACAAAAACTTTCAAGCCTTTCGATGCCTTCGGGGTAACTGCATAATACAGGGTTCGCTTTTGGCCATTTAGTAGAGTCTTTAATGTCGTCGTCTTTTTCTAATTCGCAAATAAGGACGAAATATTCGTCATTGTCCATTGAACCTTCAAGTATGTTTGCGCAATCCTTATACTCTTGATAACATGGTTTGTTTTCATAGTCAAATCCAGCAGTAGTTATAATGATAATCAAAGGTTCTACTCTGGCTCCCATACCACTTTCCATGACTTCATACATTTCGGCAGTAGGATGGGCATGGTACTCGTCAATACTTACAAATTGCGGATTTTTACCGTCTCCTGTTTTCCCAGCAGCCTTGGATAGATGCGTTATAACCGAATTTGAAGCAGGATGCGTTATATCTTTTTGTGTAATTTTTAATTTTTTGCGGATGGGCTTCTTGATCATTAGGGGAATTTCATCAAATACCAATTTAGCCTGTGCTCGCTCGACACCTAACATATAAATCTCAGCGGTGGCAATGTGCTTGCCAAAAATTTCATACAATGCCAAACCTGCCTGCACCTGTGATTTTCCATTCTTTCTGGCGAGCTGAATATATGCATATTTAAAACGTCTTCTATCTGTTTCTTTATTTAGCCATGCCTCAATATTGCATACAAGAAATTTTTGAAAGGTTGTAAGTTCTATGGATTTACCTGCCAAAATGCCTTTACTATGCATAAGATATGTAAAGAATTTAACTACTCGTTGCGCCTCCGCTTCATTCCAATAATAAGGGAACGCATCTGATTCCATCCTTTCAAGGTCTTTCAAGAATCTTTTACAAGCCTGACGATGTTTTTTACAAGCTACTATTTTATTGCACAGGATGTCATTAGAATAGTCAATTAATTCCTCTAAAATAGTATTATACATTTTTTTCATTTATCCAAACTCATCCTCAAACTCTTGCTCATCATCGTCAAGCTCAGGCATATGCTGTTGAATGATTTTTAGTCGTGAGGCTGGCGATAGTCCATAGTCAGCAGCATATTTTTTAAATAATTCCGCATATTTAATTTGCGTTCTCACCGTTGGATTTTCATCTCTAAATTCATCGCCGCTTTTGCTAATTCTTATATAGCTTAAATTTTCGGTGTGCAATGTAATGGTACATACAATATATTTTTCCATCGCATCTGCTAATACGGCCAAACCATAAACGTCTACAT